CTATAAGGTGATATGGGATACCGACGAGGAGCGAGTCCGTATCATCGCCCCCGATGTCTCAGGCATCTATGCCTGGTGGCTGGGAGATGATACGTCGCGGGTGTGGAGAGTGGCATCGAGATACACGCTCACCCAGGACGAAATAGCCATCCTCTACGGACAGAGCATCGAGAAGAAGCAGGCCAATATAACCGAACTCTGGACGGATAAGGACTTTTCTCTTTATCTGGACAACGACCTTATAGAGTCCAAGCCCAACCCCTACGGTTTCATTCCCTTCATCATCTTTCCCAATGTCAAGCAGCCCAAGAAGTTCTGGGGCGAGTCCGATATACCCATTCTCATGCAGCCTCAGAGAGAGCTTAACAGAGCCCTGAGCCAACTATCCCGCATTTTAGAGCTCTCGGGAAATCCCATCGCCGTCCTGGAGAACATCGCCTCAGCCGAAGACATCAAGGTCCAGCCCGGCGCCCTGTGGACCATCCCGGAAGATGCTAAGGCTTATCTTCTGGACTTGCTGCAAGGCGGCGGAGTCCGGCTGCATGTCGATTATATCGAGTTGCTATACCGAGCCTTGCACGACATATCGGAGATGCCCAGGGCCGCCTGGGGAGGAGCCCAGAGGGAACTCTCGGGCTCAGCCTTGAGAATCGAGCTCGGCAGCTTGATTCAGAAGGTAATACGCAAACGCACCATCAGAACGGATGTATATCACCAGCGAAACGACATGATATTAAAGCTGGGTGAAATGTTTATGAACGAGAGCTTTGAGGGAGTGAACCACAGAGTGGTCTGGGGCCAAATATTGCCACAAGATGTAGATAGACAGGCCCAGACCGAGCAGCTTTTAGTCCAAGCAGGAGTCCACAGCCGCAGGACGGCTATGGATGAGATCGGAATCCAGGACCCTGATGAGGAATTTAGCCGTTGGCTGGAAGAGAGGGAGAGGATTTTGGAAATGAACCGGGAGTTTAGGGCAGCGTCCACCCGCGGCGGAGCGAGAGAGAGAGCGGTAGCCGCAGAAATGGAAGTTCCCGACTGAAGTCGGGATCCCGATCGTTGTCGGGAGCCTGAGTAATGACTCACCCCTTGTGATTGCGAGCCCTGAGCTCGGCGAAGGGCGAAGCAATCTCAAGAGGAATAGGAGAAATGTATGGAAAACGAAAACGAGGAAACACAGAAAGCCCCAGAATCCAATGAGGCATCCACCTCTGAGGACTTAGAAGCCATCAAGACCGAGCTGGCATCAGTCAAGGAAGCCTACGCCCAGGCTATCTCTAAATACCTCGAGGCTGCCAGAGCCCTCAATGCCGCCATTCCCCAAGATGTCATCGCTGGCCAGACCATCGAGGAGATAGACGCCTCAGTGGAGAAGGCTAAGGCTATCGCCAACGCTGTTAAGGCTAACCTTGAGGCTCAGGCCAAAGAGGCTAAAGTCCCAGCCGGAGCACCCACCAGGGGCGAGATAGCTCTCGAGGGACTTTCTCCCCGGGAAAAGATTGCCGCTGGAATTCAACAAAAAGGAGGAATTAGTTAAATGCAAGATATTATCGAAATGGGAGTCTGGGCCATAATCGGCATTGCCATCCTGAGTGTCTTAGCAACACTCGCTCTGCATTTCCTGGCTCAGAGATCCCAACAGCACACGAACGAAACATCGCAAGCTAACCTGTATAACCTTCATGCCCTGGGTATACAGGCTATCATTGGGGCTAATGAGATGATGATTGTGGACAATAGTCTGCAAGACAGGGATGGACAGCCCGCCCAAGCAGGCTCTACGGCTCAAGCCACGGTCCAGGGAGGGGCTAAAACGTGAGCATATCCCTAACTGAAGCTGCCAAACTTTCCAACGACATCCTGCTTAAAGGTATCATCGAGACAGTAATCAAGGATAGCCCCATTTTGGGGAAGCTGCCCTTCATTCAAATCGTCGGCAATAGCCTGAAGTACAACAGGGAGAAGACCTTACCGACTGTCGGTTGGTATGCCCCGGTATCGGGCACATGGACTCAGTCCGAGCCCGCCTTCGAGCAGTGCTCGGCCAGCCTGTGCGTCTTAGGTGGAGACGCCGACGTCGACAACTTCCTCAAGGCTACCCGCTCCAATATCCAGGACCTTGAGGCGGCTGTCATCGAGCAGAAAGCTAAGGCTCTCAGGCACGAGTTTGAGAATACCTTCCTGAATGGTGACTCCAGCGGGGACGCCAACCAGCCCGATGGACTTTATAAGCTTATGAAGGGCACCACCTGGCAGGCCTCCACCGCCTACACCCTGGGACAGTTCGTTATCCCCACCGCCGGCACCGAGAACGGATTCCGTTATGAGTGCACCACCGCTGGCACATCGGGCTCGTCTCAGCCCACCTGGAAGACCACCGAGGGCGAGACCAACACCGACGGCACCGTCGTCTGGACCTGCCGCTTCGGCAGCCATCTCGGCTCGGGAGCCAACGGTGCTACCCTTTCCTTAGCCAGCCTGGACAAGCTTATCGACCTCGTCCGAGGCGGCAAGCCCGACTTGCTCTTAATGAGCCGCCGAAGCCGCCGGAAGATAATTAGCCTGGCCAGGGCAGCAGGAACTAACCTGCTCATCGGAGAAGGCAAGCTCGGTGAGGTCATCGAATACTTCAACGGAATACCTGTAGCCATCTCCGACTGGGTGAAGGACAACTATACAGTCGGCACGTCCTCGGATTGCTCTGCTATCTTCGCCTTCCAGATGGGCGAGGGCGCCGTCTGCGGTCTTACCAGCCCTGAGATGATTCAAGTCGAGCGTCTTGGCTCTTTGGAGACCAAGGACGCCTCCCGCACCCGGGTCAAGTGGTACGTATCATTGGCCCTCTTTTCCGTCGTTAAGTCTGCTATGTTGACGGGAGTGCGAGACTAATGTCTGAGCCAGGCAGGAATGTCATTGCGAGGCACGAAGTGCCGTGGCAATCCCTTGGCCTGCATTATCACATCTCTTTTCATCGTTTTGAGGTGGGAGGGGGCAGGTCGAGCCCCCTCCCTATCATCCAAGGGGAATGTAGAAGGCAAAATGCAAAAGGCAAAAATACAGAGTAAAAACCAAAAGTTTTACGTTTTGAGTTGTCATTTTGATTTTTGATGTTTGACTTTTGATTTCTTTGAAGAAGCTGATATGAACCTAACTGAAATGAGAGCCCGGGTCCGGGAAGACCTCCAGGACACCGATTCTCAGAATTATCGTTGGACAGACGACGAGGTCGACGGCGCCATTGACAGGGCAGTTATGGAGTATTCTCTCCATGCCCCTATTGAACAGCAAGACGATATTGCCACCACCGCCGGAGATACAGAACTCGATATCTCTTCCCTGTCAGGACTGCTTAAAATCGAGTCTATAGAGTTTCCTATCGGAAAGTCCCCGAAATATCTCCAGAGGTTTGAGTATTGGGCGGGCAAGATTTACATGGAGGACGAGGGCGACGGCACAGATGCTAGGGTAAGATGGCTTAAGAGGCACACTTTGACCGCTCAGTCCACAACAATCCCAATGGAGCATGAGGAAATCATTGTCCTGGGCGCCACTGGTTACCTGGCCATGTCGGCAGCCGCTTATACAGTGGACAGAGCCGCTATTGCTGGCTATTACGCCACCATCAACTACAAGGCCTGGGGCAAGGAACGCCTCGACTGCTATGACAAGGAACTAAAGCAGATTGCCCGGGGAAACCGAGTCACCCAGAAGGAGCTCTATACGGAAGATTAAAATGCAAAATGCAAGGAGCAAAAACACAGAGCAAAAATCAAAATCTTTACATTTTAATCTGTCATTTTGATTTTTAACTTTTGAGGTTTGATTTATGTTAGAGAAGGGAATCCTGAAGAAGTACGACTCCATAAACCATCGGGCTAGCATCCAGCTCGTGGGCTCTTTGACTACTTATTTTGATGACATTAGAGTCGCCCGGAATATCTCGGCTGATGAGATGGTACTCGGCCGACACGTGTTTATAGCCATTCCCGATAACAACGCTGGCGTCTATAACCCCGGCAACGCCGTTATCATTGCCGTTTTTGACCCGTAGCTATAATCCCCCTCTTAAGGTAAGAGGGGCCAGGGGAGTTATGAACATAGGAGGAAACATGAACAAACTAACAGAAGCACTCACCAAGGAGAAGACAAAGGATGGACTTCCTAAAGAAGCCTTCGCCATTGTGGAAGACCCCGACGACCCCAGCACCTGGAAGCTTCCCCATCACACCAAAGATATTGTGCGGGTTCTTAAGGGTCGGCTCGATATCGAGAAGACTGTGGACTGGGACAGGATGCCCGCCGCCGTCGCCGCCCTGAGTCGAGGCGGTTATCGAGGGGAGAGAGTCCAGGCCTCTGAGGAGGACATCATCAAAGCCGCTCGCCACTTGGCCAGACACTACGAAAAGGCTGACAAACCTGTCCCCGACACCCTGGGAGCCTTGATTTAGCCGTAAGGATTGTCGAGGAAGGCTTAATGAGTACCCAAACATGGAAAAAGGGAAACAGGGGCTTTCTTGAGCCTCTCAAGGCCCATCTACAAAATCCCCCTCTTAAGATAAGAGGGGTCAGGTCCCGACTTCGTCGAGGATGCTCGATGAAATCGGCAGGAGTTATGAGACATGCCTAAATCAGGACTCAAGCATATAGACGTCGGAGCCGAGCTCACCAAGACGGAGTGGGAGAGCGAGGAGAGCCACGAGGTAGTGCACGGCACAAGTTTCCCATCCTCGCCAGTCGAGCGTCAGCTATTTTATCGGGACGACGAGCATACCTGGTACATCTATAACGGCTCGCAGTGGGTCAGCCTTCAAGGTGTCGGCGGCGGCATGCAGGAGCACGGCAATGAGTACCATAACCCCGATTTTGCAGAGGCAACTCATACTCATGTTCAGTTGCACACTCAAAACACGGATAAGATACTTGTAGATGCCGATTACGACACCCAAATACGGGTCGAAAAGACGGCCGACGAAGATAAAGTCCGCATGGACGTCAAGGGTGTCGAGGCATTTCTACTGGAGGACACCGGCATCCTCACACTAGCCAAGCAGTCTAAGGCACGAGCTTATCTGAGTGCCCAGCAGACCATCCCCAATACAACCTGGACTAAAGTCAACCTCGATACTGAGAGTTTTGATGAGCAAAATGAGTTTGCCAGCTATAAGTTCACTGCCAGCAAAGCCGGAGCTTATCTACTAATAGGGAAGATAGTCTACTGGTATGCGGATGTCTCAGCTCAAAAGATGTACGCCGCCCAGCTTTACAAAAACGGGGTTGGTTTTAGTGATATGTGGGTGCAGTCGGCAATATCAACCAAAGCTCTTATTGTCCTGGTAACGGATGTAGCTAGGCTGGTTACCAATGACTATATCGAATTATATGCCTACCATGAAACAGGGTCTAACTGCAAAATCAATAATGGTGAGGCTCAGACTTCGCTAACAATCTACAAAGTAGGCTGAATGAAGACCCTCACTGCCACCCTGCTCGCTAGCCAGAAGAAAGCCCACCGCCTCTCCTACATCGAGGCTAAAGTCTATGACTACGAGGCCGGCATTAAAAGGCTATCTTGGACACGAGTTTATGAAGGCTCAGAGCCTGACAACCATCACGGCATCGCCTTCGACGGAAACGGCGCTGTGTACCGCATCAGAGCAGCCAGTGGCAACGCCCTTTACTATCAGAAGCAAGAGTGCCCATTCGGAGTCCCGTCCTCTTTTCCCCTCACCTTTCCTACCCCTTTGAATGACTGGCTAGCCCTCGACCAGTGGACTCAAATCGCCTCCGACTGCGCCGGTCCCTGTGCCATCGCCGCTTATGGTGCTAAGATCTATATCTTTTACAGAACAACCGGGAATGTCCTCTGGAAGTATTACAGTCACGATTACGGCCAGACCTGGCAGAACGCTCAGTTCGTAGCCTATTCTGAGGTGGCCTCCCTGGCCGCGTGCTGGTGGGGTACTGGCAACAATGTTGTCTGCTTCGCCCTAAAAGCCAGCTTTCCTGCCAAACTTAACGGCATAGTCTTAAACACCTCCGACCAGAGCCTCAGCCAGCATGAGTGGTATGATGAAAACCATCCCTTGCTGGATACCTACGGTATCGGAGCTACCTTCAATCCCTTCTGGCCCGCCATCGAAATCGTCTTGGCTGGCAAGGAGTCCGATTCGCCCTATAACCACTTCGACCTTTTTCGCACCAAGTTTTCCGATAGCTACAATTTCTTAGCCCTGGAAAGCTTTCTTATGTCCCCGGATGGAGAAGATATCACCTACCAGTATCCTGACTGTCACCTTCCCGCTAACGCCCAGGAATACGAGACCAACCACATCATAGCCGTTGAGAAGTTCACTGGAATAAC